GGACTTTTAAAAATTCATCATACATAACAGTAAACTTCTCTACTTCATCTATTCCAATTTTACCACCTGCAGCTAATTCTATAGCTCCTTTAAAAGCTACACTAAATCTAATATCTTCTTTAGCGTCATTAGTATTATTTGAATAACTAGGCTTTGTAGAAGTGTTGTTAAACTTTGATTCACCCTTAAAAGCGATTTTAACAGTACCCTTAGGGCTTATTGTGTATTCTACCTCATCTCCTACCTGCTCATAGGTTTTGTCTTTCTTTTTGTACATTTTACCAATATCTCCATTTTCAAAGACAATAGTAAAAATAAACATATCATTAAATTTTTCTTGTTGTAAATTTAATTCAGTAATTTTTGATTTTTTAGTTTCCATTTTTTTAGTATTTAATTAATAATTCGTTAATATCAAGTTCGACTATTTCACATAATAACAAAAGCTCACTAACCTTAAAGCTAAAAGGTTGCTCTAATTTTGAGAGCATTGTCGGATAAGACAAATTTAGTTCTTTAGCTAGATGATTTTTTCTTACTTTGTTTTTCATCATTTCCAAGATCAAAGTATCTCTAACTTCATCTTGTTTTTTAAATTGTGTAAATTTCATAAACAATAAATTTTATGCAAGATAATAAAAATAACTTTATAAAAATAAAAAGATATTAACATTGTAATTGTTAATAAAGTATTAATTATTTATTTGTTTTATTAAAAATATTTTACATATATTTGTGTAAACAAAATCAATAAGTAATGAAAAAAGACATACAATTATTAGAAGAATACAAATCTATTCTTATGAATAGAATAAAAGACCTAGAAGAAGAACAAAAAAAATATCAGGATCAAGATAATTATACTCTTTATTCTAACATACAAAGTAGAATATTAGAGCTTCAAAGTCAATGGAATGAAGTACAAGGTTTAATTATAAAAAATATATAATATGGAATTAATAATATTTTTAACATTTGCACTAATAGTAAAAACTAGCGAATACGCTAATAAAAAAGGATATAGATAATGGAAAAACAAATAATAGATATATACTCAGATTGTTGTAATGCTCCAAGTAATTCTGACTCTCAAAGATGTTCAGAATGTGGAGAGATTTGCGAACCAATAAAACAAGAAAAATGAAAGTAACTATAGACGCTGATACTTTAGCCATAGCTTTAGCTCATAAAAAAGTAGAAAAAAAATATACTGATTTAAACATAGAATATACTGTAAATAACTATGATGAATTTAGGAGCTTTAAATATACTAAAGACGCACAAAAAGACTTTGATAAATACTACAAATATTTTTATAACATAATAATAGAAAATCAAAAGAAATGAATATTTTAAATGAAGCAAATAAAATTATAAATAAAAGATCTGAAGAAAAATCAAGACAATATGGTCCTTTTTCTGAAGGTATGGAAAGAGCAGCTAAAATATTTAATGGAATGACGGGCTTAAATTTAAAACCTGAACATGTATATAAAATGTTAATAGCATTAAAATTATCAAGAGAAAGTTATAATCATAAAGAAGATAATTTATTAGATGCTGTTGCGTATTTAGGAGCTTTAAATAACTATATAAATGAAAAAAGCAATATTAACAAAAATAAATAAAGAAAATATATCTAAATATGGAGGTCGTTATATACGTACTTTTTGGAAAGATATAAATACAAATGATACGTATTTATTTGATTGTTATTTAGATCATGCGTTTTCAAAAAGATTTTTTCCATATTTAAAAAAACAAACTATATTAGATAATCTAACTATAAAAACTAATAATAATCGTAAATACATTTGTGGTTACTCTAATTTTATTTACTGCGGAATAAAAAAACATACAGAAAATGAATAAATTTTTAAATGCAAATAAAGCTTTTCATCATTTATATGCTAGAATATTAAAGTTTGGCGTTGATTTTGATAATACAAAAACGTTATTTAATGTGGGTTTTGAAATAGAAAACCCAATGGATAATTATATTAAAAACTCTAATTATCTTAAACGTAATTGGAAGCAGGATTACGCTGAAGCTGAATGGCAATGGTATTTATCTAGTAATAGAAATATTAAAAAGCTAGGTGAATTATACGGTAAAGTACCTGAGATATGGAAACGTATGGCTGATAAAAATGGTGATGTTAATTCTAATTATGGTTGGCAGTGGAAACGTAACAGTCAACTAGATGAAGTAATATGCATGTTAAAAGAGAATCCTAAAACTCGACAAGCCGCAATAAGTATATATGACGCTAAAGAAATGCATATGTATAATAGTGATACCCCGTGTACTTATGCTGTGCAATTTACAATATTATATGATAAACTTAACATGTGTGTTACGATGCGTTCTAATGATCTCTGGTACGGTTTCTGCAACGATCAATATTGTTTTTCAAGATTACAATTATTAGTATCTAAAAAACTTAATATTGAAATTGGTACGTACTACCATTTTGCACATAATTTACATTTATATAATAATTTTATTAATAAATAAATATAATGAATTTTACAAAATTTGATAAAGCTTATATGAAAATGGCTATAGAGTGGTCTAAATTATCACATGCTTTAAATAAAAAAGTAGGCGCTTTATTAGTAAAAGAAAAAATGATTATATCAGATGGTTTTAATGGTATGCCAAGCATGATGGATAATAAATGCGAAAACAATAATAGTATTACTAAATGGGAAGTTTTACACGCAGAAGCGAATGCAATATTAAAATGTGCTAAAAGAGGTATTTCATGTAATAAAGCAACTTTATATATAACATTATCACCATGTAGACACTGCGCTAAGCTAATATTTCAAGCAGGAATAGCGCGTGTAGTATATTATGAAGCTTATAAAGATCTTGCTGGAATAGAATTTTTAAAAAATAGAAAATCAATAATTGTTCAACAAATAAATTTATAAATATGAAATTAGATCAATTTAATTTAATTAGAAAATGGGCTAAAGAAAAAGGTATATTTGATAAAGGAGATCCTAAAACACAATTTTTAAAACTACAAGAAGAAACAGGCGAGTTAGCTAAAGGTATATTAAAAAATGATATAAATGAAATTTCTGACGCTATAGGTGATTGTGTAATAGTATTAACTAATTTAAGTGAATTATGCGGATTGAAAATAGAAGATTGTATTAAAAACGCGTGGCATGAAATAGCAGACAGAAAAGGAAAAATGATTAATGGTACTTTTGTTAAAAATATAGAGTAGTTTCTTTTTTCATTACTTTGCTACTCTAGGTAGGGGCAATTATATTAGTAGGGATAACATTCTAATATTTTTGCCCTTATTTTTTATAGTTCCATTAGTAGATTTATAGGTAGCTTACCATTGTTTAAAACAACAGCACAACCAATAGCTGGTTTCTTTCCGTATTTAGCATAAGCCATAGCGTAACTTTCGTGATCTATACCGCAACCTACTTGCATACCAAAAACTCTAAAATTTTGCCCTACATAACTTTCACAGTAGGCTTGGGTGTGTAAATGACCTTGTACTGTATTTTGCATATCTGCTCTACATTTTGTTCTTGCTGTACCACCCTCACCATGTAAATATTGTACTCCGTCTTTTACATATCTTTCAACAAAATTCCAATTAGGTACTTCTAAAACTTCTTTATAGCTTTTTATCCATTTGCTTGGTATTGCTGATGTTTGAGCTTTACGCATAATCATTCTGTCGTGGTTTCCTATTATTACAGTTGCTTTAGGAAATTCTTTATACCACCTAGCTATACGCTTTATAGATAATTCAAGCTCATCTGCTCCACCCATTCCGTCTGCTGATGTTTCGTGATAACTTGAATAATGATTGTCTATTATATCACCAATAAAAACAACTTCTGTGCAATCAAATTGTTCATATTTAGAAACACAAAATTCTAGGTATTTGTCTAAACAAAAAGGCTCGTGTAAATCTCCAATAACAAGAACATTATTAACTACACCACCATTAGAAACACGCATTTCTTTAATAAGATCGTGTTCTGCTTTAGTTAATCTTAAACGATAATCTTTTTTAATATTATTTCTTTTTAAATTTCTCAACTGAACGACCACCAAAATAAGCTCCAATAACAGTTATTAGAGTTAATTGTAATAGGTCTGTCCATTTGTCTTCTACTTGAAAAGCTATACTACCACTATCAATAAATACAAGTAGCATAGTACAAACTATTAGGAATATTAATACTAAAGGTCTTACGGATCTTGTAAGTATATTACCATTTGTATCTGCTTCCCAACGAGCAGTTATATTTTTCTCAACCTCTATTTTATAAGAGTTCATTATTTCTTTAATCTTTGCTTTAGCGTTTAGTTTTTCTTCTTTGTTTGTTATGACATTATCTAAAATCTCTCCAACTCCATCTATAACCTTTTCAGTTCCTAATATGTTTTTAAATATCCCCATAAATATCTTCGCTATTAATTAATGTATAAGTAAACTTGTTACCCCAAATTGCTTCTGCTTTATAACAAGCAAATATAAATTCTTCCCAATCGTCATTACTTGCTATTACTTGACACCCTGCAGACCATTTATCTACTTGACTAGATTTCTTTCCTTTTCTAGCTGTAGCTCTATGTATATTTATACCAAAAAAACCTGTTTGTGTATTGTCATCATCTAAATCATAACAACCGTCTTTGTTGTTATCTCTATATACCGTGACCTCACCCTCTCTTTGACATAAAGCGTCATAGTTTCCTCTATGCTTGTCTATTCTATATGCTTTGTATTGTCCTGGCTTTAAACAAGCAACACCCTCTACTCTCATTATATTTTCCACCCAATATCTACCAGGATCAGTAGTAGCGTCAAAACTATAAAATTGCCATTCTCCCTCTACTTTATAAGATAGTGTAATTTTATCGTCAAACTTATTTGTAACCTCATCACCAGTAGCACTATTTCTAACCCCTACTATGTTTAAATTATAATCTCCTTTATCAAACCAATTATACCCTTTGTCTTTTACTGTATTTTCTATTAAATCTAAAGTTAATTTCATTATTCAAATTTACTAATTATTATACTATCTATTTTTGCTTGTACTTCTTTCTTGTTAACATTTAGTTGAAAAAGCAAGTTACCTGTAAATCGGCATACTTCTTGTGAATTGTTAATAACTACTAATGTTGGTAGAACTTCTATGTTATAT